GGCGTGTCGCTCGTCGATCGACTGATCAACGTGAAGGCCGCGCAGGCCAATCTGGCGGCGCTCGAAGCCCAATGGCGGCAGGTCACCGAGCGTCTGCGCAATGCGCAGGAGGCCCTTCAGACCCAGCAGCAGGCCGGGTTGCTAACCGAAGCACAGGCGCGTCAGCAGATCGTGGCCCTGCAACAGCAATCGGCCACCGAGATGGAGCGCTTGTTGCCGACCATGCAGCAAGCCGCGCAGGCCATAGGGCCGGATGCGGTGATTCGCGTACAGGCGTGGCGCAACGAGCTGGATCGCACCAAGCTCACCGTCGATGAAATGGCCCCGCTGTGGAATCGCATCGGCGAGAGCTTTGGTGGTGCGCTCAACGGGATGATCACCGGCGCGCAGACCTGGCGCAGTGCCTTGGCGAGCATCTTTCAGCAGGTGGCCGACGCCTTCCTGCAGCAGATCGTGATCCAGCCGTTTCAGCAGTGGATCGCCATGCAGGCGCGGATGCTGGCGCTCAAGCTCGGCTTCATCCAGCAAGAGCAGACCGTCGATGCGGCGGCCAGCGCCGCCAAGGTGGCGCAGAAGTCTGCCGAGACCACCGCCGTGGTGTCGATGGATGCAGCCAAGGCGGGAGCCGGGGCGGCGGCGTCGCAAGCCTCGATTCCCATCGTTGGACCGGGACTGGCCATCGCCGCAATGGTGGCGATGGTCGCCGCTGTGATGGCGCTCTTGGGTGGCATCAAGAAGTTCGCGGGCGGCGGTCTGGTCTCCGGGCCGGGCAGCGCCACCTCGGATTCGATCCCGGCGCGTCTGTCCGCAGGCGAGTACGTGGTGCGGGCGGCCGCCGTCCGCCAGGTCGGTGTGGCCTTCCTCGATTCGCTCAACGGCTTGTCGGCAGGCCCACGTTTCAAGGCCGGCGAACTGGCCTTTGCTGCGGGCGGGCTGGTACCGGAGGTAAAAATTCCACCCGCGCAGCCGCAGATGAATCAGGCGGTACGCATCATCAACGCGGTCGATCCGGGCGTGACCCACGACCACCTGCAGTCGCCTGCCGGAGAGAAAGTCATCGTCAACATCATCGGGCGCAATGCACGGGCCATCCGTGCGGCGCTGCAAGGCTGAATTTCAGGGGAAAGTCCAATGGCACTTCTGTTCATCGACGGTTTCGATCACTACGACCCGCAGGCCGTGGACAGCTTTGGCGATCCGTGGCTCGCACGTGGCAAAGCGGCGTATCTCTCGCCGCAGGCCACCCGCATCAAAGGCCGTCGTCCGTCCTCCTATGCCCTGCGTTTGCCGGAAGGTTCGGGCGGCGGCTACGTCAAGAACCTCGACGCCACCAAGAGTAGCCTGATTGTCGGTGCGGCCATTCGCGTGGCGCCGTACCAGAACACCTACACCGAGCCACTGCTCATGGGCGTGCGTGACGACAACTCGCAGGTCGCGCACCTCGTTAAAATCGGCGAGGACGGTCGGCTCAAGCTCTACCGCTGGATAGGGTATGGATCGAGCGGCTACGACCAGCTAATCTCAACCTCGGTTGCCAGCGCTCCGGCGCGCGTCTGGCACTACATCGAGTTGCAGGTCACTCAAGGCACCAGCAACGGCGTGCTGTCGGTGCGCATCAACGGAATCCTGGCCATCCAGATGACTGCGCAGGACACCATCCAGGGCGGGGGCCAACTGCTCACGGCATTCGTGGGTGCCGTGCCTGGCCAAAACTGCCCGCTCACCCTCGACGTCGACGACTTCTACATCGCCGACACCAGCGGCACGATCAACAACACCTTTCTCGGCGATGTGCGCGTCGATACCTTGCAGGCACAGGCCGATGGCAGCCTGAACCAGTGGACGGTCGATGGTGCAGCCCAGTCCTGGCAGGCCGTCAGCGATGGCGATGATGCCACGGCCATCCGCGCGGCCACCGCCGGCCTGCGCCAATCCTTCGATGTCGAGCCGTTGCCGGTGATGGCCACGCCCGCCATCTACGGCGTCCAGCTCACGATGCTGGCGCGCAAGACCGACGCCGGTCTGGGCAAGCTCAAAGGCCTCGTGGTCAGTGGTGCGCAGAGCGCCGTCAGCACCGACATCATCCTGCAGGAGCAACTGGCGTGGCAGAGCACGATGTTCGAACGCAACCCGAACGGCAACGTGCAGTGGACGGAGGCCGCCTTCAATGCCGCTGAGTTCGGCGTGGAGTCGGCATGACGGATCGCGTCGTCGTTCAAGACATCGCGGAGGTTTCCAGCCAGCCGACGCCAGGAAGCGAACTGCCCACCTTCCATGGTGAAGTGCTCTCGCGCGCCACCTTCGGGGCGAGCGCAGCCAGCTTCACGCCGGAAACAGTTGTCGCTCCGCTACCTCCCAATCTGGCGGCCAGCCTGCTGGCGGAATCCTTGGCGGGCCCCTGGCCCCCCATCGATGCACCGAGCTTTCTGGTCGAAGTGCTGCGCCGGGATACGGCTTCGAGCGCCATCGTCGCCACCGGTATGGATGCTTTTGGCGATCAGCCTTGGCCGGATGCGCAACGCGGCGTGTTTGCATTCCGTCATGATTGGATCGAGCCCATTTTGGAACGGCTAGAGTGGCAGACCAGCGTCACGCGGCTTGCCAGTGGCAACGAATCCCGTCAGGCACGCCGACGCGTTCCTCGGCGCTGGCTCACCTACAAGGTTGGCAACGCCCGGCAGACCGATGCCATGGTGGCCGACTGGCTGGCCGATCATCTCGGTCAAATGGCGCTGTGGCCGCTGCCGCAGTACGCGGTGCACCTGACCGAGTCCTGCGAACGTGGCGCACTGGCACTCAATGTGACCGAGGCTGACGGGCGACAGTTCGTGCCACTCTCGGCCAATGTGCATCTGACCTACGAAGGAGTGCAGGGCTGGCAGGAAACTGAGAACAATGGCCGCTGGGTGCTGATCATCGCTGCCGATGGCTGGCAGATCGCCCAAGTTGAGCGTGTGGAAAGTGATCTGCTGTGGCTGACGGAGCCCTTGGCACGCGCTGCAGCCGTGGGTAGCACCATCATGCCCTTGGTGTGGGGCAAGGCCATCGATCCTGCGGATCTCACGCAGTGGGTACCCGGCATGGTCGGCGGCAACATCCCCACGCAGATCCAACCTGCACCACTACCCGACCAGGATGTTCTCGATGACCCATGGCTCGACGAGATCCCGGTCTGGCCAGATGGCAACTGGCGTGACGATCCAACGGCCGCCGCGCAAACCACGATCACCCGCCAAGACTTCTCGCCTGCAGATCCGTGGGTGCGCCGGGACGATCCGTGGGCGACGACGACTTTGCAGCGGCGCTATCTGGCCAGCTCACTCGATGAAATCGAGATCTGGCGGGCGCGGTTGTGGCGCGTCCAAGGCCGTCTGGAAGCCTTCTGGCTGCCCGATGGCTTGGCTCCGATCCTGTGGGTGACCGTCGAAGCCGATCCAGAAGATGGCTTCCTGCGCGTGGATGGCAAAGACATCTCGGCGTTCTGGCATCGCCCCGCCGCCTGCATGATCGTGCAGCCAGACGGCTATCGGAAGTATGCCCTGACCGCGACCTGCCATCTGGATCAAGGCGGTGTGCTGGTGCTGCGCTCGGGCCTTGACGACTGGGTGCCCGCAGGCAGCCGCGTCATTCGCCTCGTGCGCTGCCGACTCGACCACGATGCCATCGATCTGTACTGGCACAGCCCGACGCTGATGGAGATCCCATTGACCGCGCGCCAGTTGCCCGAACAGCGCGGCAATGACCGTCAAACCTATAGTTGAGAGTAAGCACGATGAGCCAGAACCCATTGCTGGAAGTCGAGTTATACGCATTCTCCAGCAACAGCGCGCAGTTCTATCTGACGCCGCACGAATTCGACGTTGATCTCGACGGCAATCTTTACAAGAGCATGGCCTTGGAACGCAGCGAACTGGCGCTGGGGGCTGAAGCTGCGAAGGCTGGCTTGGATCTGAAACTGCCGCAGAACTGTGATTTGGTGCGCCACCTGTTCGCCAACTCGCTGACCGGCGACACAACCTCGATCACCCTGCGCATCGGACGGCGCGACACCTGGAGCGACTACTGGTGGATCTCCGGCACGCGCTGGATGGGCCGGGTGCTGGCCGTCGAGGTGGCTGACGATGTCGCTCGCGTTCGCTGCGAGTCGGCGCAAGTCAGTCTCAAGCGTATCGGGTTGCGGCGGCTCTACAGCCGCAAGTGTTCCCACGTGCTGTATTCGGCTGCCTGTGGTGCCTCCCCGATTTCTGCCAGCGCCTTGGTGAGCAACAGCATTGGCCGCAACGTCGATCTCGACGGTGGCACGCCCGGCAGCGTCAGTGGTGGCTTGGCCGGTGGCTGGCTGCAAACCCCGGAAGGTGCGCGCCACATGATCGTCAATGACTACGGTGGCGGCATCGAGTTGCTCTATCCGGTCGCCATTGAAGCCGGTACCGAGGTGCTGCTGACGGTCGGCTGCGATCACAGCACGGCCACGTGCGAGTCGCGCTTCGGCAACCTCGACAACTACGGCGGCTTTCCCGCCATCCCGAGCAAAAACCCGTTCTCGACGGGCGTGTTCTGAATCCCTGGAGAAATCGCCATGTGGTACCTCGTCGTCATCGTGGTGGCGGCGCTGGTGTCGGTCGCGCTCGCGCCGAAACCGCCCGAACCTAAACCTGCGTCCCTGTCTGACCTCGATGCCCCCACCGCAGAAGAAGGCCGACCGATTCCCGTCGTGTTCGGCACCGTGCTGCTGCGTGGCTCCAACGTCGTCTGGTATGGCGACCTCGAAGCCGACCCGATCAAGAAGAAAGGTGGCAAAAAGTGACCACGCAGACCGTCATCACCATCGATCACGTGCGCGCCGTGGGCCTGTGCGTGAACGGCACGCGTACGTGGTTTGTGCGTCACGACCTGGATTTCCGCGCCTTCCTGCGCGAAGGCTGTGACGCCGACACCTTGCTGGCCACCGGCGATGCCATGGCCCAACGTGTGGTCGAGCACGCCCGCAATCAATCCAGCCAGCGGGGGCAAGGCTGATGGGTGGCAGCAGCAAAAAACAAACCGTTGGTTATCGCTACCGGATGGGGCTGCATCTGGCCCTGTGCCAAGGCCCGGTCGATGCCGTGCAGGAAATCCAGATGGGCGACCGTACCGCGTGGGGGGATGCCGATCGTGCGCCGCTGTCCAGCGGTCATGGGCTGACCAGACTCTCGATCAATAAGCCCAGGCTGTTCGGCGGCGACGAGCGCGAAGGCGGCGTGGTCGGCACCATCGATGTGCTGTCTGGTCATGCCGGACAAGGACGCAACGACTATTTGATGAGCCGCCTCGGCAGTTCCATTCCGGCATTTCGGGGCGTTCTGTCCTTGGTGGCACGCAAGATCATGTTCGCGGCCAACAACCCCTACATCAAGCCATGGGCGGTACGGGTGCGTCGCTTCACGGCGGGTTGGTTCGATGCGCCGTGGGAGAAATGGAATGCCGAAGTCCGCACCTGGGATGAGATTGAGGCCCGAGAGATCAGCGTCGGCATGAACCCGGCGCACATTCTTGTGCAGTGCCTCACCGATCCGCATTGGGGTATGGGCTATCCGCAGAGCACCATCGGCGGGAGCTTCCGGCACGCGTCATGGGATTTGGCGGGTGAGCACTTCGGCCTCAATCTGATCTGGACACGGCAGCAGCCCATCGAGAGCTTCATCGGCCAGGTCATCGACCACATTGGCGGAATCCTCTACACCGACCCGGAGCAAGGCACGTTTGAGCTCAAGCTGCTGCGCGACGACTATTGGATCGAAAGCCTGCCGCAGTTGGGGCCTGACGAAATCGTGCGGTTGGAACGCTTCGAGCGCGCCCAGTGGGGCGAGCTACCCAATGAACTGACCGTCGTCTACACCGACTGGCAGACCGGCGGTGATGCCGCCGTTACGGTCGAGAACCTGGCCGCCATCCAGTTGCAGGGCGGCGTGATCAATCAACGCCGCGACTACCCGGGCGTCAACTACGGGCCACTGGCCGCGCGGCTGGCCTTGCGTGACCTGCGCGCCTTGGGTTCGCCGTTGGCCCGAATGAGTCTAACCGTGGCACGCGACACCCTGGAACGTGCGCCTCTGCCGGGCGATGTGTTCCTGCTGAACTGGCCACGCTTGGGTGTGGAGCAGATGGTGGTGCGCGTCACCGGCATCGACACCGGCACGCTGGGGTCATCTGAGTGGCGCATCGAGGCGATGGAAGATGTGTTCGGGATGAGCGACACTGTGCTGTCGCCCCCGCCACCGCACGTCGAGGAACCGACCATCGAGCCATTGCCACCTTCGCTGGTGCTGGCCGTCGAGGTGCCGTATTGGGAACTGGCCCGGAGTTTGTCGCGGTCCGATCTCGCGTACCTGACCGATACGGACACTTATCTCGGTGCGCTGGCCGCCGCCGGTGGCACCGGGCAATTGAATTGGCAACTGGCTACCGGCGCGTCGGGCGGAGACCTCACTGCCGTTGTGGGCGAGGACTACGCACCACTGCTGACGCTTGATGCAGTCTTGCCTGCCAGCGAGGTCGATGCCATCGGCGTGCCGGTGACGGCCATCAGCCAGCCGGAGAGACTTGCCGAGGGCGACTACGCCTATCTGGTGGCTGCCAATGGAGCGATTGCAGAGGCTGTAGTCGTCCTGGCCTTCGATTCTGCCAACGCGACCATCGATCTCGCACGCGGCGTGCTCGACACCACGCCCAAAGCGCATGCCTCTGGGACTCGCTTGATCGGTGTCGGCGAATGGCTGGCATCGGAAGGTGCCGAACGCGCCCCTGGCGAATCGGTGTTCGTGGGCGCGATTCCTCGCACGTCGACCGATCAGGGCGATCCTGTGTTGGCTGCCAATGGACAGCCGATGGTGCTGGCCGGGCGGCAGGCTTTGCCGTATCCACCGGGTCGTATCCGCCTCAATGGCCAGACTGAGCCTGCCGTGGTGGCCGGTGATCTCACCGTCGCGTGGGCGCATCGCGACCGCACCCAGCAGACCGCCTATCTCGTGCAGCAAGACGAGGGCGATATCGGGCCAGAACTGGGCGTGACCTACACGGTGCACATCCGCAATCGCAATGGCGTGCTGGCGCACACCGAAACGGGACTGCTCGGCACAACCTTTATCTGGACGGCAGCAGTGGCCGCGCTGGATGCCGGCGCACTGGGCGACCGCATCACGGTGGAGGTCAGTGCCGAGCGCGATGGTCTGAGTAGCTGGCAGCCACAGGTGCGAGTCCTGGATCGCGCAGGCTACGGCCTGCGCTGGGGACAGTATTGGGGAGGTGTGTGATGGAAGCCAGCATTGATGTTCATCTGCTCACCCTGAGCGAGCCTGCCGAATGGCGTGAAGCCTGCATCGCCAGCCTCGAGGACGCACCGATCCAGTTCTCAACAACTTCGCCGACTGGCTGCTGACCCTGCTCGTAGCCAAGCGCGGCGGCGTGCTGTACCTGCCCATCGTCTGGCGGCATTGGCGACAGCACCCGCAGCAAAGTCACCGTACCGGCGACCTGGAAGCCATCCGGCGCATCCGGCAAGCCGCACCCATTTGGAGATAAGCATGTCATCAACCGACCCGAACCTTGGACTCAACTATGGCTGGACGCTCGGCGAGAGCGGCTGGGACACCGGCATGGACGCCAACCTCAAGCGCCTCGGCGCTGTGGTCGGCCTGTCCGTGAAAGACCGCGACCTGACCACGCCACCGGCCAGTCCCGCCAACGGCGACCGCTACCTCATTCCTGCCGCTGCCACGGGCGCGTGGGCAGGCAAAACCAACCAGATCGCGGTGCATAACGTGAATTCGGCCGATGCCTGGGAGTACCACGCGCCCAAGATCGGCTGGCTTTGCTACATCGAGGACGAGGCCAAGCTCTCGGCATTCAAGTCCACCGGCTGGAGCGCAGGCATCGCCATCTGATTTCCCATCTTCGTACCCACCAGAAACCCGCCCAGATGTTCACCCACTGGGCGGGTTTCGCATTTCTGGAGACCGCAATGACAGAACCCGAACAACACCATCCTGCGCTCGTCGAGAACATGCTCATCTTGCGCCGCGAGGACTTCGACGAACTGCTGGACCGAGCAGATGAACGCGGAGCCGAGCGTGTGCTCGCCCATCTCGGATTAGAAAACGGTCACGCCGCACACGACATCCGTGAGCTGCGCGACCTGCTGGAAGCCTGGCGTGATGCCAGGCGTACTGCGTGGCAAACCGCCGTCAAGGTCATCACAACCGGCATCCTGGCCGCGCTGCTGGTGGGGGCTGCCATCAAGCTGAAGCTGATGGGAGGACCGCAATGACAGCCAACCGCAAGATCGGCCTACTGGACGACTGGCGGCGCGTGTTGCGACGGGCCTGGAGCATTCGCTTCTCCCTGCTGGCCGCTGCCTTCACGGCGGCGGAAGTCGTGGTGCCGCTGTTCGGGGACATACTGCCGCGCGGCGCGTTCGTGCTGCTGGCCTTTGCCGCCAGCATCGGCGCAACCGTAGCTCGCATCGTGGCACAGCCGGAGATGCACAGATGACACGGTCACCATCACCCGTGATGCGCAGGACGGTGGCCGGTCTGACGCTGTCCGCCGCTGCACTGGTCGGCATCGTGCTGCACGAGGGCTACACCGACCGCGCAGTGATCCCCGTCAAGGGCGATGTGCCAACCATCGGGTTCGGTTCAACCACCGGGGTGAAGCTGGGCGACACCACCACGCCGCCAAAGGCGCTGGCCCGTGCGCTCACCGATATACAACATTTTGAAGGTGCGCTCAAACAATGCGTAACCGTGCCGCTCGCGCAGCACGAGTACGACGCGTTGGTGAGCTTTTCTTACAACGTCGGCAGCCGTGCCTTCTGCCAGTCCACGCTGGTCAAAAAACTCAACGCCGAGGACTACGCGGGAGCCTGCGCTGAACTATTGCGCTGGCGCTTCTTCCAGGGCAAAGACTGTGCCGCTCCGGAGAACGCCCGGCTGTGTGGTGGGCTGGCGAAGCGCCGCCAGGAAGAGTACCGGCAGTGCATCGGGGAGGGGAGGTCATGACACTGATCCCATGGCGCATCCCAATCGCCGCCGGGCTTGTGGTGGCCATGATCGCCGGCAGCTACTTCACTGGCCGTAGTGCCGGCACGACCGCCTGCACTGCAGAGCGGCAACAGCACGAACTGGCGCTGGCCGATCTTTGGCGTGCCGAAGTCGAGCGTCGTCAGGCCGTAGCCGACGATCTGCAACGCCAACTCGCCGCCGCTGATACCAAAACTCGTACGATCTACAAGGAGGTCATTCGTGAAATTCCCGCTGCCACCTTGGGCCGGCCTTGTCTGTCTGACGATGCTCTCGGCCTGCTCGACAGTTTCCAGTCGGCCGCCCAGTCGCGTGGCGGACTGCCCGCGCCCACCGGCGAGTCTGCTGGTGCCACTGGAACCGCTGCCACCGATACCCAGGTCGCCCAGTGGGCCGCCGATGTCATCGAGCAGCACGAACGCGAACGGGCGCGATGCAATGCGCTGATCGACTGGCATCTTGCCGAATAGAACTTCCCCCGATCTCACTGCCTTCACGGGTGGTGGGGTCGGGGGATTTTTGCTTTGTATTGGGGTGCGCCGGTAAAATCACGGCTTGGACAGGGGACGGAATCGTAATTTTCCAACCCCAGAAAAGACTAACCCCGGGTTCATCACCAGACTCATTGGAGACTGGGAGAGGAATAGCCCGGGGACTGTAGACGAAATATAACACACCCCCGCCACCTGTCGCCAGTTGCCCTTCCGCTGTGCCTTGACGGCGGAGTTGAGAAGGCCATCTATGCAACAGACAGGCTCTGGTAGCCAATCAGCAGCACCCTCGAGCACGACAATCACCTGGTCGGAACTCGAGGCAGCCTTTGCGCCTGAGCGCTTGGCGCCTTACCTGAACCACTCGGGGGGTGACCGCGACCGGGCTGTGGCGCTCTACCTCTGGAACATCGCGCTGTGTGAGAGCCTGTATCCCTTGCTCAACCTGAGTGAAATCACGTTGCGCAATCGGTTCCATCAGGTGCTC